GTTTGTCAGATCAATCTGCTATTCTTTAATATCACAATAACGAGGTGGAAAAAGTGGATATAAAAGAACTATTAGTTAAGGCTCTTCACGAGAAAGAGAACTCACGGCCTAGATCTAACCAGGTCCAGATAGGACCATCAGAGTTAGGCGGATGCCGTCGTAAGGTTTGGTATCGTCTCAACAATCAACCTGAGACAAACGATAATGAACTAAAACTCGCAGCCATTATGGGAACTGCGATACATAGCGCCATAGAAAAGGCGCTCGATAAAACACCTGGTGTTGTGCTGGAAGCCGCTGTTGAACACAACGGTATGAAGGCACACGTCGACTGCTACTTTCCGGACACAGGAGATGTAGTCGATTGGAAAACAGTAAAGGCTAAGAACCTTTCCTATTTTCCTTCTCAACAACAACGCTGGCAGGTGCAAACCTACGGCTATCTTATCGAGCAAAGTGGATTGGGGAAGGTCCACAATGTTCACTTAGTTGCAATACCAAGAGATGGCGACGAGAGAGATATAAAGGTCCACTCAGAGAAGTACGATTCTTCTATCGCTTTAGAAGCCCTCTCTTGGTTAGAAGCAATCAAAGAGACTAACGTCGCTCCTGAACCTGAACGCGATGAAAGTTACTGCAAGTTCTATTGCAAGTACTATGACGCAACAGGCGAGATGGGATGCGTTGGTCTAAAAAAAGACAGTACAAAAACTGAATACTTAGTGATAGAAGATGCCGATGCGGATAAGAACGCATTGGAGTATTTGCAACTGGATGCTAGAATTAAAGAACTGACCGAGAAGAAAGAATCTCTACGCGAGAGTCTTACTGGCTTGGCTGGGGTAACTAAGTCTGGCATCCAAGTGCAATGGTCTACTGTGAAGGGTGCCTTCCAGGTAGACAAAGACAAAGTAAAAGAATTACTTGGTGAACTGCCAGGTAAAGAAGGAAAAGAGACTACTCGTTTGAGTATTAAACATATAGGAGGACAGAATGGCTGACGCAACTAAGTTCCAAGCGAACTTCAAGTTGGCAGACGGAACACTAATCAACATCTATGCTGATAACGCTCAAGACTTTGAGCAACAGTTAGCAACCACACAGGATCTAGCAACTCTAATCCATAGTGTGAGTCAATCTTTGGGCAGCGCTGGACCGGCTCGCACCTTTCAGCCTCGTACATCCGCCCCAACCGCACCAGCGCAAGCCTCAGCGCCAGCGCAAGCGGAAGGTGCAAACGAATGTAAACACGGACCGATGACATTTAGAAGTGGAGTTAATGCACAGGGTAAGGCTTGGAAGGGATATATGTGTCCCGCTCCTAAAGGTACACCTGACCAGTGCAAACCAATCTTTCTAAGGTAGTGCAATGCGAGAGCCACGTGAATACGAGGCTCCGCTATGTGCTCAAGTCGACGGGGATCTCTGGTTCCCTGATCACGGTGGAAGTGCTCCAGGTATACAACGTGCAAAGAAAATCTGTAGTCAGTGTATCCACCAACTTGAATGCGCCGAATGGGGCATTAACTACGAACGACACGGAATTTGGGGAGGACTCGCTCCGAAACAGAGAGAGGCTATCCGAGCCAAACGGAGAATAAGATTACCGAGGGAGAAAAGTGCTTAGGATTGATCGCGCTTGGCAAGGAGTGCAGACAAGAGCAACTCCATTGCCTGAAGTGTGGAAGTCCCTGACTAGAGAATCTATTAAGTTTCGTAGAGGTCAGGTCTGTATGGTTGCAGCAGCACCCAATGCAGGTAAGTCAATGTTCGCCCTTGTGTATGCAATCAAAGCACAAGTACCAACGCTATTCTTCTCGGCTGATACCGATACTACAACGGCTATGATCCGAGCAGCAGCACATACATCAGGTCATACACAGGCAACTGTGGAGACTAATCTAAATAAATATCCTGGGTTCTATAAAGAATACCTGGAACAGATGCGCCACATCTCTTGGGTCTTTGATTCTAGTCCATCGCTAGATGATGTAGAGATGGAGATAAAGGCGTATATAGAACTGTATGGCGTTGCACCTGAACTAATTATCATTGATAATCTAATGAACGTAGCAGCAGAACACGATAACGAGTGGGCTGGGCTAAGAGAGATTATGATGAACTTGCACGATATGGCTAGAAAAACGGAGGCGTGCGTCCTTGTCCTCCATCACGTCTCTGAAGCCAGCGAGTACGGCTCCCCCTCAATGCCGCCTCCTCGACGTGCAATTCACGGCAAGGTAAGTCAATTACCTGCTGTCATACTGACCCTTGGATACGATCCGTCCCAAGGGTTGTTGAGAGTGGCGCCAGTAAAGAATCGGTTTGGTCCTCACTACGCCGATGCTTCACGACACGCCACTCTCTTCACAAACTTTAGCGCTTGCCAAGTTGGAGATGATGACGCACAAGGCAGGTCATTCCTACGACAGAATACACAGGTGAATACATACAACTATGGGTACGTACAACAAGGTTAAGGGTTCCAAGTTTGAGGTGGATGTAATGAAATACATCCGCTCACTTGGTCACTTTGCAGAGCGACTGGCTAAGGCTGGCGCCTCTGATGAGGGTGACATAGTAACCATAATCGCAGGTCAGACCTATATTTTGGAATGTAAGAACCGCAAGAAGATAGATCTGCCTACCTTCTGGAGCGAAGCACTGAAGGAGGCACATAACTACGCAAAGGCTAGAGGGCAAGTGGTTGCACCTCCGGCCTTTGTGATAGTTAAAAGAAGGAATGCTCCAATAGAGCAGTCTTGGGTAATACAACCACTAGAGAAATGGATAGAACAAATGCCAGTTCCGCAGGGACAGATAACAAGCAGTCAGGGTTGGACTACAGAACCTGAAGAAGTTAAGGAAGAACCAAAGCAAGAAGAAGTAAAGCCAAAGAGAAAGAAGAAAGCGGTAGAGGAATGATCTGTTCAGACTGTAGCGTTGCTGGCGCTTTCAATAGTCAAGGCAACTACGACAAGGCAGAAGAACTGCACGAGTTTTGCAAAGGAGATTGCGGATGTCATCACAAGACTGGAGCAGGTTGGTACGTAAAGGTGGGTCAAAAGCCAACGTTGATTCAGACGCAATCCCCATAAAACTTATCGTTGATTTCTACGGGGGAGAAGTAAGAGAGGGTAGAAGTGCCTCAGTTAAATGCTGTATGCACGATGACTCTCGAAGAAGTGCAGTGATTAACACGTATGACAACCTCTACTACTGCCACACTTGCGGTAAGGGAGGAACAGGAGTTCAGGTAGTGATGGAGAAGGAAGGACTAGGATTTAAGGATGCACTCCAACGAGCAAGCGAAATTGCTATTGCAGGCGGTCACCAAGTACGCAGCGGATCTAGACGAAGCAGGCGTAGCGTATCTAGAAGGACGTGGAATACCTAAAGAGGTAGCCCAGCAGTTCTCTATTGGAACTGTTAGTGAACCTATCAATGGACACGAGGGTTACGTTGGCTGGTTATCTATCCCATTCTTTTCCGCTACAGGTATTTGTGTATCAGTAAAGTTTCGCCGTATAGATGACGGCAAACCCAAGTATGGGCAACCGCTTGGACAAAAGACGCACATCTACAATGTCGCTGATGTCTTAGCAGATAGCGGGCGCATTGCTATCTGTGAAGGTGAATTAGATGCGCTTGTAATGTCAGGAATCTGTGACATACCAGCAGTAGGAATACCTGGTGTAGCCGCTTGGAAACCTTACTATACAAAGTTATTCGGTGGTTTCGATACCATCTATGTAATCGGTGACAATGATCTGAAAGAGGATGGCACAAACCCTGGTGCGGAGTTCTCTCGGCGTGTCGCTGGTGAGGTACTTAACTCGCAAATAGTACAATTACCGCAAGGTATGGACATTAACGAGTATTACCTTGCCTTTGGAAAAGAGTCTGTCAGGGAACTGCTAGGAGTAGCAAAGTGAATGAGCAAGAAAAAGGACTTACAAGAGGCAGCAAGATTATTGATGGATATGGGGATGATAATAGTCTCGATAGATTACAAGAATGGAACGATTACCTGCAAGCCAATGCCGGTTCGCAAATAGATGAAGCCTTCGTCCAAGAAGTATGGCGTGTCCTCGACACAGCAGGAAATCTCCTCATCCGTAAACACAAAGATTACGGGCCAAAAAATATTGCTCACAGTCCAGGTGGAGCACTTAATGGATTGCGAGTACGGATGCACGACAAAACTGCCAGGATCAATCATCTCATTGATTCAAGAGTTGCACCATCAAACGAATCCCTCAGAGATTCCTTCATAGACCTGCTGAATTATTCTGCTATTGCTATCCTCGTATTGGATAAGAAATGGCCTGGGTTGTTAAATGATTAGAGAAGAATTACATAATGGAAGAGAAGATGGCAGAGTCATCAATCTTCCAGACTCCTTACCTACCGAGATTCATATACCTTATGTAAATTTTGATGTTGTTGAGGCTATAGAAAATAGCGATGACCCAACTCAACCCTTGATGTTTAATCAGACTATATACAAACTTGATACTACTGAATTGAAATATAAGTACGCAGGAGAAGTCAAATGACACACGATGAATTGCTAGCAAAGTTGTGGATACTGCCAGCAGATGTAACCGAACTACAGCACGGGGCTAAAGCGGTTCAAGCCTTACGCGTAGTAGTTGAATTGCATAAGCCAGCGACAGAAAATTCATTTACAAATAATGGTTGTATTTGTATGTTACCTAATCGAAAATGCCCAACTATTCAGGCTATTGAGGAGAAACTTGATGACTGAGAAACATTCCTGGTATAAGGCAGCACTACGCCGTAAGAAGATAGCAGAAGCAAAGAAGATTAAGGCTGACCGATACGTAGAAGAGATGAACAAGAGAGCCAATTCTTATGCCGAGAAATCGCAATAAGAC